GATTCATTTAGATCAAAAGAATACAGGAACCTCACAAGCAAGGAGCGAGGGGCCGCATGGTTTGCGACGGGGGACCCGGATCTTAAACGAGCAGTAACGCTCGTAAAGGAAAGAAGAAAGAATCTCAGTCAGGACGATAAGAATCTCCTGTTCACCGTAGCGTCTCTTGCTGGCACCTCAAAGACCAGGGGCTTGATGCCAATGGTTCAAATGGCAGAAGACATTGCAAGCGGAAAGCTGCAATTCAGAACGCCAAGAGAAAAGATGACTACAGAGCAGTTGATTCAAAGAGACGCCCCAAAGTTCAGGGCTGGTCTAAAGAAATACAACGAAAGAACAAGCAAACTCTTTGAAGCGATTAAAAAGGGAAAGTTTGACGAAAAGATTGTTAACCATCTTGGATCTGAAGAGACCCCTCTTAATGTTTCTGAATACGATTTTATCATTCAGCGCTCCGGTGGAAGATTTGCTGGAAAAGTAAGAAATCAATTCCTCAGGGGAGATAAAAACGCAACCTCACGCAGGAAGATACTTGAAGAGGCCGCTGGCAAGCTTGTTGACAACTACAAGAAAGCCATTGCAACGGCAACTTCATCTCCTGGAATTCAGTCAACAGAAGCTGCGAGGGCGGCCGGTCTTGAGTTGACAAGGGTTTTGCCGTCGCTCCATAGGGCATATTTGACGCTAGGCGGCGAGGATGGGGTAATACTTACGGGCAGATCTTCAAGGGAAATAAGGTCTAGCGCAATTGCCAAGCCTGCGGTGATAGTTAAGCAGTCTGGAAGCTTCCTTGCAAACAGTCCTGCCTTTATGGGCACATTCCTTTCGAGGTTTATGCCAAAAGTTGCAGAAGAAAGATACTCAACAAGAATCATCGGGCCAAATCCTGAATTTGCAAAGTACAAAAAAGAAATTCTGGACCCGATGAGAAAAAAGCGTGGAATTGCAGAGCTGCAAAAAGAAGAAAAAAGACTCGGTAAAATCAGCGAAACCCTTAAAAGAAGGCTTGCGCTTGTTGAAAGAAGACCAGCAGGAACAGAGAGCGCAAGAAAAAAGAAGGAAGAGGCAATCGCGCTCATTTCAAAAGAGTCAGAGCAGCACAGAGAAAAAGTAAAAGCCCTTCTTCGTAAAATTGAAAAAACAGGATACACCGCGGCGCTAGAAAACGCACCCCCTGCATCTCTTACTGAACGAGTTCCTTCTTCTAAGCCAACTGTAAAAGGCACGTTTGCAAGACTTGCTGTTCTTCTTTCGGGTGAGGGGGCAAAATATGGTCTCTACGGAACAAGGGAAGGAAAGCAGTTCCAGAGAATGCAAGCGCAGGGTGATGTCTCTGTCGCAACAGGAGCCGCAAACCAGGCCCTACAGCAGCTTGCTGCCGACATTGCTGCAAACATAAGCCCAGCTGCAAGAAAGGAAATAGCAAAGCAAGAGCGAGCAGATGCAAGGGCGGCAAAGAAAGCTGAGGCTACCGCTGCTGCCGTCGATCAGTCCGCTGCCGCAATTGCAACAGCCGCAGGCGATTCTGTTGTTAAAGAGGCTAAGAAGGGCAGAGCTGCCACCGGAACAAGAGCGGCTGCTGCAACTAGGGCGGCGCAAGAGGCTGCAGTTCCAGCCATTGCTGCTGGCGGTGCTGGCGGCGGCGGTGGCGGGCGAAGAGGGAGAAGGACTGCGGTAGCCCCCGGCGGACAGCCTGCTGGCGTTCCGCCAATTGGTGGTAAAAACGTATCGTCAATGAACAAGAACGCCGCTGCGATGGCGCAGCTATTTGGCGCACTTTCTACAATTGCACCGGTATCCCCTAAGAAGCTGAGCGATCTAAGGGCGACAATCCGCGGACTTGCCGAAATGATGGCAGAGCTCCGTGGTATTTCCGGTGGAAAGATTACAACCAAGGGACTCGCTGCGGCCCTTGGAAGGCAGGCGGCAGTGGCCACGCCAATAATGGCAGCTGGGGCTGGCGGTGCGGGTGTTGGTAGGGGGGCGACGGGAACTGGCGGTGGAGGTGGAGGCGGCGGAGGCAGTGGAAGATTCCTACCAGGATTTATGCCTGTTGGCGGACAAGAGATTAGGAATGCAGAAAAAGAAGCCGCACGCGGTATTGAGCGACAATCTGGAATTCTTGGAAGATTTGTTGATCAGATAAAATTCGGATTTAGCCAGCAGATAGTTGGTCAGATCAGCCAGGGCGTTGGTTCGCTCCTGTCGCACCTCCAGGGCGGAATTATTGGATTCAATGCACAGCTCGAAAACTCTGCGGTTGCATTCCAGACACTGTTTGAAAACGAGCAGAAGGCAATGGGATCAACGAATGTTGATATTACCAAGGCGTCAGATCAGGCAGATACACTTGTAAAGTCTATTCAGCAGTTTGCAAACGTAACGCCGTTCAGATTCCCTGAACTTGTTGAATCAGCAAGAAGGATGCGCGCGTTCGGTTTCGAAACAAAAGAAATCATGCCAAACCTTCAAATTATTGGTGACGCTGTTGCGGCGCTTGGCGGAGAAGACGACAAGCTAAACCGAATCACTTATGCACTTGGGCAGATGAAGCAATCTGGTCGCGTATACC